GTAGAGAGAGAATTAGAGGAGTTGATGGAGGAGGGATTCATTGAGAAGAATACCACCTCGTCGGGAATACATCTCTATCGGATTCCGAAGGTCGGAGAAGAGGTTCGAAGGACAAAACCTCTAGAGGTTAGAAGACCCGTTCGGTTTGAGGATGTAAGCCAGGTCATCCAGAAGATGGAAGAGATCGGAGGAGAATTCACCGTCAATATGGTGGTGAGGGCCTTCAAAGACCAAGGGGAGAAGTTTTCATCCGATAAGATGAAAAATATCTTCGCTCACTTGATAGAGGACGGAATGATAGAGGTGGCCAAGACTCGGAAGTACATGGGGAGGGTATATGACCTCTATCACTTGAAGGATGAAGGCTATCCTGAAGCCTGGAAGGTGGTCTTAAAGCTTCGGGAGTTCAGTCTTCAAGAATTTCTCAATGGGTATAATCACGATGATGAAGAGGAAAGCAAGAAGGTTTTGAAATACTTCCTTGATCGAAAGGCACTCTTCGAGGTGGGGAGAGGTCATTATCAACTGGAGGACTGGGTGAGTAAACATCGGATGGCTGAAGTTCTGGAGGTGTCCAGAAGGAAGGTGAACCAGATGATCGAGTCCGGTGAGTTAATCGAAGATGAGAAGAGTGGGAGGGTGAAGAGAAAATGATACCAGAAGCTCATAAGAGGTTGTTGAAGTGGGGGGTATGGGAACGGATACCGGTAGCAGGGGTCAACATTGGATATGCCCCTACGACGATCACGGGGAAGCTGATGGATGGGCGAGGGGAGTTTCTTCCCGGTGCTCCACGTGGTAGCGGTCCTGTCAAGATCAATATCTCGGAAGAGATGATGATGATGAGCCGGTTTGTCAAGAGACTGGAGCGGAAGCACAAGAAGATAGTATATGAGGTGTATGCTGGAGAGCGGGGGTATTCGATGGAGGAACGAGCGATTCGGCTTCAGATGAGCCGGCAGAGCCTATACTGTCACCTGCATAAGATCCATTTCAAGCTCATGTGCTATGTGGACACCCCAGAGGTAGCGAAACGAGCGATTAAAAAAGATTGATCCGACCCATTTACAAGGGTTTACAATCTTTGATAAAATTCTGGCACTCTACAATTTTGTCCCTGTCATCAAACTGCCTCTAGCTCACCTGGGGGCATTTTCATGGGAGTGACAGCCGCCGGGATTGATCCCACAGAGTCTTGCCTTGGGCCTCGGCTCTGCGATAAGGTTATCGCAACATGGGCACCACCTGGCGCCGAGTGACCTCTTCATCTATCGCCTTAAGGTTGAAGATGAAGACAGTAGCTACTCTCCCACCCCTCAACCCCTCCACTACTGTGGGATAACTGCTCCTAACTGCAACCATGTCTCGAGGCTCATTCAAGAAAGGCGACAACCGGATCAACCGCACTGGCCGTCCAGTCGGTTCCAAGAATCGTGTGAAGTATCTCACGAACGAGGAACGGATGGCCATCGTCAAGAAGGGCGATTTGACCCCGCTGCAGTTCATGCAGTCGATGGCGATGGACGAGACTCTTGATCCGGCACTGCGTTTGAAGGCTGCCTCTGATGTGGCTCCGTATCTCCACCGCAAGAAGCCTGTGGCTATTGACGGCGGTGAGGGCAAGCCGTTGACCGTTCTATCGGCAGAGAAGCTGGCTGCCATGAGCAATGAAGATCTCGGGGCTCTGAATGCGGCATTGATCAAACTGGGGGCTGGCAGTGGGGAAGAAGATCCAACTTGACTTCAGCCCGCCCAGGAGGAAGCGCACTCCTCTGGCTGACCCGAAGTTAACCTACTCCCTGCTGTCTAACCTGAGTCAAGAAGACATCCGATTACTGCAGGCAGAACTCAAACGACGGAGGGCGGATAGCTCTTCCCTGGTATTGAACCCCGAGTCTTCGTTCTATCCCCTGTGTGGAGCCCAGGCAGACTTCAAGGTCTTCTACGGTGGACGCGATTCGGCGAAGTCCTGGACAGCAGCAGAAGCTGCCATCCGCAGAGCCCGTACACGCCGCACCAGGTTCCTGTGCACCCGCGAATACCAGGTATCTATCAGGGACTCGATTCACCGGCTTCTAAAGGACACTGCCGAGCGTCTGGGCGTCTCCCACGAGTTCAAGATCACGGACCGGGAGATAACCCACATCAAGACGAAGTCCGAGTTCTTGTTCAAGGGCCTGCACCATAACACGGACGAGATCAAGTCCACGGAAGGCATCGACGTCTGCATCGTTGAAGAAGCGCACTTCACTGAAGATGATTCTTGGGAACTGTTGATCCCGACCATTCGCAAGGAAGGTGCCGAGATCTGGGTGCTGTTCAACGTCACTGACGAAAAGACGGCCACTTACCAGAGATTTGTGGTGAACCCTCCGCCAGGCGCGATCGTCGTCAAGGTCGGATACGAGGACAATCCACACCTGTCGGAACGCTCGAAGCGGGCGATCGAGCATCTCAAGACTACGGATTATGAGGCCTACCTGCATGTCTATGGGGGCCACCCGAAGAAGACTTCTGACGCCGCTATCCTGAAGAGGGTTCGGGTCGAAGCCTTCGATGATGAACTGTGGAAGCAGGCTGAGCGCATCCATCTGGGCGCGGACTTCGGGTTCGCTGCCGACCCCAGCACATTGATCCGGTCATTCATTATCGGTCGGAAGCTCTACATCGAGCACGAGGCGTTCGGCCATAGTGTGGAACTCGACGAGATGCCTCAGCTGTATGACTCGGTTCCCGGGTCTCGGGACTGGCCGATCAAGGCGGATTCATCAAGGCCGGAGACCATCAGCCATTTGAAGAGCAAGGGATTCAAGATCTCGGCCGCTGAGAAGTGGCAAGGGTCGGTAGAGGATGGGATCACCCACCTGAATGCTTTCGAGCAGATCATCATCCATCCACGGTGCAAGAACATCGCCGAAGAGGCGGTCTTCTATCGGTTCAAGGTCGACAAGGTCACCGGAGAAGTACTGCCCGTGATCGTCGATGACTGGAACCATGGATGGGATGCAGTGCGCTACTCCTTGGACGGGTACATTCAGCGAAAAGGCAACCTGGGCGTCTGGGCGAAATTGGGGAAACAACGGTGAGCAAGAGGTACGAGAAGAATCTGGAGTTCGAAGGACTCACTACCGCAGAATTCGCCCAGCGCCTCGGGGTTCCCGTGTGGAAAGTGAGGTATCTGGTTGAACGGAAGAGGATCATCGGGATCTGTCGACACCCCCTGTCTGGCAAGCTGTACTTCAACGAGAATGCAAGAGTGATTGACTGAATGACAATGATGGGGGCTTCCACTCCTTCTCCCTGGTTGGTGGCTGAGGCTCCTCAGCATCGGGAGTCCCCTTCATTGTCATTCTAGCGCGGAGTAGCTCAGTCGGAAGAGCGGGAGACTCATAATCTCTAGGTCATCGGTTCAAGTCCGGTCTCCGCAACCCCCTAACAGGTGAAAGCTCGGCCATAAGCTGAGGGCTAATCGTCCACGGTGCAGCGGAAGGTATCTCCCCCTTCTGGCTACATCTGGGCGTTGTCAAGTCGGAGATTAGCACCGGCCACCTGACCCTATCGAGGAAACCATGTCGAAGAAGAGCATCGTTCGGACGACTCAAGCTGCCCTGACCCAGGAGAAGAAGATGAGGGCGAAGGATAGCTTCGTCAACTTCGCTCACAATCTGGGCATCGGAGCTGACAACCCTATGACCTCTTCATCATATGGTTTCAACCCGATCACCCGCAACAGAACGCTGCTCGAGTGGGTTCATCGCGGTTCCTGGCTAGGCGGAGTGGCCATTGACGTAGTGGCCGACGATATGACCCGAGCTGGGGTCTCTCACAAGGGTGAACTCAAGCCAGGAACCATCGAGGATCTCGAGGAAGAGGCAGTTCGCCTCGGAGTTTGGGAGACCCTCAACGACTCTGTCAAGTGGAGTCGGTTGTATGGTGGCTGCATCGCAGTGATGCTGATAGATGGCCAGGACCTGAGCACACCGCTTCGTCTCAACACCATTCGCAAAGGGCAGTTCTGTGGACTGATGACGCTTGACCGCTGGATGGTCGAGCCCAGCCTCAACGACCTGGTCACCGAGCTCGGTCCTAACCTGGGCCTGCCGAAGTACTACACCGTCACCGCTCAAGCTCCTGCCTTATCCCGTCAGAAAATCCACTATAGCCGATGCATCCGGCTAGAAGGCATCAAGCTGCCATACTGGCAGAGACTGATGGAGAACCTGTGGGGCTTGTCTGAGCTCGAACGTCTGTATGACCGGATGATCGCTTTCGACTCGGCTACCACTGGCGCTGCTCAGCTGGTTTACAAGTCCTATATCCGGACTTACAAGATCAAGGATATGAGGGAGGTCGTAGCCACGGGTGGACCTGCTGCCGAAGGACTGGTCAAGTATGTGGACATGATGCGTCGCTTCCAAGGGATCGAGGGAATGACCTTGATCGATGCTGAAGACAGTATGGAGTCCTCCACCCACGGTGCCTTCTCTGGTCTATCGGATGCCCTGGTGCAATTCGGCCAGCAGCTCTCTGGGGCGTTGCAGATCCCGTTGGTTCGACTGTTCGGGCAGAGCCCCGCAGGCTTCAGCTCTGGCGACTCTGACCTGCGCAATTACTACGACAACATCAAGCAGAAGCAAGAGAAGCAGCTGCGGGTGGGAGTCACGAAGGTCTATCGAGCA